TGGCTACTGTCATATCTTACCTCTCATCGTAAATTCCAATCTTCCTTCCTTTTCTTATGCCAAATCTAAGTTTTCCATCTTATCGTTCATCGTAGATGCCCACCCTATCATAGAGTTCCACTCGGCAATCATGTGGCACTACTAATTGACCTGCCAACTCCTCAAACTTTTCACGGGTTAAGATGGCACTGGCTCTATTGTTGGCATCAGTGGCACTGGTCAAATCAGCGGCAATGTGGTATCTGGTTATCTTGCCGTCAGTAGTAGGAGCCAATGTCTTACACCTTACTATGGAATCATCATCAAAAGCCTCAGCCTGCTGAACATTGGTCCAACCACCATCCTCATCCTGGTTGTAGAACACTACTATATGGTTCGGTATGACCTCATTTATCTTCTCCATATATTGGTGGAAGTAATGTGGACTGTTATAGGAATAATGTTCCTGCACAGTATCCGATTCCTGTGGAAACCTTATCTCAAAGGCTAGATTAGTTTTTGGTCGGAGGAAACATTTAGTCATGGCTATTAGCCGATAGATAACCTCCAGTGGATTTTCAAATGGATTTTCATTAACCCAAAGTTGTGGACAGAGAGTATCTATGATACCATCATCCTGCCCACCTAAAGTATCTAGGCTATAACCATAAGCCTCTAAAATATTAGTTATAGTATCATAGATGGTAAAGTCTGGAGGATATTGCCCTTCCCATTCGGGTGGCTCACCAAGAACAACAAGGTTACTTTCAGCCAGATGGGAAAATACGCCTTCACAATGTAGAATCATAAACAGATTACCTTCAAAGCTGTATAGCTGCTTATTTTTAACCCACAACCTTGGTGTGGCTGAATACTCCACACTTCCTGTGGCTAGATGGGCTCCATAACCTATTTCCGTCCAATAGCCACGAAGGTCTGGAATCTGCCTATCATTGTCATAGAGGTAGATTTCAGCCCAATCGTCGTATGGTTTCTCCTGGTGTTCTAGGTTAATCACCCTATAACTGTAATCATAGGTATTACCAGATGGGCCATGGAATTGCAAATGGATAAATGGCTTCACAGAGCTGGATGCCTGGGCAACTCGCAGAGATTCGGTTATGGTTCTCATGTTCAACCACCAACTGAGGTAGTAGCATACCCTACCACTGGTTGTGCAGACCCTACCACTGGCTGTATCATAATGGTTCTCATGGTAACAAAACAAAACAGTAGCCCCTCACCAAGATTTTTCCTCCCTCTGTTGGCTGTATCATAATGGTTTCCATCCTTATATTCCTGGAGTAGCCTGCTTTGGCTTGGTTAATTGCCAGGTGCTTTTGTTGGTAGCCCTTTCAATCATCTGGTAAACTATGGCAATACATTGGGATTGTGGCTTACCTTCATGGATACACTGCTCAATGCTCCTGGCTTTGGCTCGTTCTATTTCATCCTCAGAGCTATCAGGTCGTAAAAACTGGACTGGTAATGGCATCTTTCACCTCCTTACTGTTTATAGGAGGCATACCAGGATGGCTGGCATACCTCCTACTAAAACACAACACTGGCTTAACTTAATCCAGCTCCTGAACCTTTGCCATGTAGGTAATAACTAAACTACCCACCATTCCTGTGCTGGCACCACCCAAACTTTTCTGGGTTATGTGATGACCCTTAGTCCATACCTTAGGAACACCATTCTTCAGTGAGCCATTAGTGCCACCTGAAGCACTGGTAGCAAGGAATGCACCAACCGCTGTCTTAACATCTGCACCATCAAAGATAGTGTCATCGGTAACAACGGTTGCCGCAGTTCCAATATCAAGAGTTACACCAGTGGCAGTGGTTACTGTCTCCAAAAAGAGGGTAGCCTGAATAATGGTTACATCCTCATCCTCAGGATTAACTCCCAAGCTGGCTACGGCATCCGCAGCACCAGCAACAAGGGCAAGTTTGGCAACTTTAGCCATATGGCTATCTTTTACTCCATAGAGAGCATATATATCTCTTCCCATTTTATTTCCTCCTTTCCTTTATTTATTTTAGGCAATTACTGCCGCATCGGTAATGTCGTAAATCCTGCCTAAGCACAACTTACTGCCTAACAATGGTGAGTTGTAGGTTATGACCCTAATACCTCTGGCATCGTAATTCTCCAACTTGTCAAACAGCTCAACCTTGTAGAAGGCATCCATCATGTCAGGATTACCAAAACCCATACAGAGTCCTGGCTCACCATTAAAGATGTCGCCAAACTTGATACCAAAGATGGAGTATGTGGCTCCACCCTTTGCCCTGGCATTGGTACCTTCACCTGTGCCATCAACTTCCTTGACAAGGTAATCGGTTCTGACAATGGGTATCCCATCAAAGAAAGTTATCCTCTTACCCACATCATTCACACCAAAACTGATTAGGCCAAATAATGTGGTACTGGCAGTTTGCACCATACCTTTTTCAAAGTAGGCGGCATCAATCCTGCGGGCAATGGCGGTTGGCACATAGAGGATATCGCAACCCTGTTTCATGGCATCTAGCATAACCCTGAGGCGCTCTAGGGATAATGCTCCTGCCTCATCTTGGTCAAGGTCTGTGCCTGTCTGGATAGCGGCTAGGGCATGCAATCCATCAAACTGCTTGGGGCCTCCATAGGTAATATCATCATAGATGAGTTTATCACCTAACTTCCTGACTATACCTTTCTTGCATTCCCAGAGAACCTGAGCCTCATAGTTATTAATGGTGCCATAAACATCGGGGATAAAGTTGTCCAATATCCTCTGCATGGCACAGCGTTTTAACTCGGTCTCTTGGGCATCATATTCCACCGAGCTAGTCCAGGATAACTGCTCACCAATATCCACATCGGCAACATCAGTATCCAGCACGGTCTTTTCTCTATTCCATTTTATTGATTTACCTTTAGCCAAAGCAACAGGGAGGTTGGCTTCAAGCAAATTACCTCGCTTGATGTCCTCCTCTATAACACCAGGAATCAACTGTGATTGGGTTAATTTCTGTGCCTCGCCTAGGTTTTTCCAATGGCCAATACTCATGGTAATTTACCTCCTTTATTTTTTCCTAAGTGCTTCCAACTCCCTACTACATTGTTCAATAGCATTAGTAGGAGGAGTTGAAGCACCTCCACCACCAAGGTCAATATTTGGTTTTCTACCAATGACCTTCAGAGCCTCTTCCAAAGCACTGAGTTGTTCCTCTGTTTTGTTCTCAAAGGTTTTTATGTCCACGCCGTAAGCAATGGCCATATTCTCCCTTTTCAAACCTAGCAACCTGGTTGTCAAGTTACCAACTGCCTCTTTTGTGGCAGTCAATTCTGTTGCGAGGTCATCAGCTCTGGCAGCATTAGGCTCTACCACCTTGAGTTGTTCCAAAAGCTGGGATTTCTCAGCTTCCGCCTGCAAGAGTTTGGTATGGGTTTCAGCAATAGTATTAGCCTGAGCTTCTAACTCGGTAATTCTAGCCTGCAACCCATCCTTCTCCTGCTTGGCACTGTGTTTGACAGCCAGCAGGTCAGATTCCAGCACCATCTTTGGTGCGGTAGTTGTGGTATCAGACACAGCATTGGTAGTTTCACTTTCTTTTGGCATATCTTAAACCTCCATCATTATACTAACCTAATCATACAGCATCTATGATGTTATGTCAAGCGGCAAAGTGATATATTTTATTATGGCTAATTATAACACTCATTTACCAACTCCCTGGCCTATACCAGTTGCCTGAACCACCAATTCGTTGTAGATTGCCTCAGCCTGAGGAGTTAGGAAAGGTGAAGTCAATGAGGTAATTCCCCAAAATTTCAGGTGGGCATCGGTTACAGGGCTGACCATCCTATACTTCTTTCTGGCAGAGGCTATCTTACTTCTGTATTGGGATATGAGTTTAAGCCCATTGGCCATAACCACTTCCTCAATTTCGCTGGCTCTGACCCTATCAATGTTCTTTACCAAAAAGTATTCATCTATTAAATCCTGTTCCTCTTGGCTAAATGTGGATTTTATTGCATTAGCCACATTATAATATGGGACTACATAATTCTTCATTGCCTCCCGATACATAGTCCTGCCAGGAGTTTCATTCCTTCTCAGATAGGATTCCCATTGAGCCTTGAGGTGTTCAGGCATTAGCTTGGTAATGGCATCTTGGGTAGCAAAATATGTTGCCCAATCATCATAAGGTAAACCTGTCTCTCTGTCAATTTTGGTTTTGATGCCTGTACCATACCACATTGCCAGCATCTCATCAAAAGGATTCATAGATAGGTTAATACCCTTCCGGATATGATAGGCCGCCCTTTCTTCCAAGGTTAGAGGAATCCAGCTATATTTGGTTTTATGTTGCTCATCAACTTCCCATTTGCCAATGGATGAATTGTATTTATCGCCGTGGAGGGTATGGATATATTTATTGTTTTCCGCAATAGTGTCCTTCAAAGTAGCCGCATAATCTCTGGTAGACATAGTTTTATCCTTGAAGGTTCTGGTTTCTAAGTCAAGTATGACATCCCTGTTTTTATCACCATTGATTCTAACCAAGTCCCAAAATTCGGTTTGGATTAGGTTATCCTCAATCTCATTACTGGGCCGTAATGAGGAAGTCAGTCTAGGGCTAATCCATCTCTTATATTCCTGTGCTTCCTCTATTTGCATTATATCCAACTGAGACAAACCACTGCAGACATCGCCTATACCATAACCTCTACGGCTAAGCTCCCTCTGCATTTCCACACTTATACCAGTTTTTTCCTCAATAAACTGACCCCACAATTCAAAGGCTTTAACCCTATCTTCCTGACGCATCCTGAATATGGAGCCATGCTCTATAAGAGGAGCATAGGCAGCAACCTTCTGCCTGGCTCTAGTCCATAATTCCTGTTCTTCTGGTGTCAAATCCTGGTGGGTCTGTATTTTATTCCAGATGGATACACCAGTAATATCCCTATTTATCTGGTCATCGGTGGCTACATCACTAACCACAGTCATCATTTGGTATTCCCTAAAGTAATCAGGGAATATAATATCCTGCAGGCCTTTGGCTACTGAGGAACCAGGATGGGCAGCCACATACAGGTCTATGGGTGTCTTAACAATAGATGGGAGAAGTTGACCTAATTGTGGCTGCCTGCCTCCAGTAGCTACGGTTAGCAGGTTCCAAAATACATTAGGGAAGAATCCCCATCTTTGTATGTAATCCAGACCACTATAAAATTCAGGAAACATCCTATCATAATATTCTGGATAATTTCGCCTGAGCAGGGTTGATAGCCCACCCTTATACACCGTGCCTTTGGTTATATCGATACTAAGGTTGGTACCAGGGATATGAATATAACCGTAATCCGAGTTATCCATATATCTGCCCCAGGTGTTCATTACTCCTGGATGGGTAGCAAAGTTGCGAGGTAACCAGAACCAGCGTTGCGTCTCATAGGTCCAATATGGAAAGATTTGGGTCATTATGTCATCTAAGGCGTTAAGATGGGTATAATCGGTAAAATCCTTGTAGTAATCGGTTAGGGCAGTATCCATAGCCGACTGTTTTTTAGTCCACCATTCAGCAGTGCCATCTTTAGCCTTAGCACCAGCAACAGGAGTAGGTGGCTTGGCATAAATATCCAACTGCTCCAAATTCCTAGCTCGTTTCTCAACCCAACCAGCCAAGGCTTTTTTAGTGTCCTCATCAAAACTGGCATTTATCCTGATACCCTCCAAGTCTCTAGCCATATTATCCAACTCGGCGTATTTGGCTGTCAGTATCCCATGAAATTCTGGATTAGACCTTAGGCCATAAACCAATTGGTTATAAACACCTTCAATGGCTTCATCAGTCCAACCCATAGCCTCTCTGGTTGTGCCTGCTCGGAGAGCCATATCATCTGCCTCCATTTTTACAATTTCGGAAAAATACCTTTTACCCATCATAGCATCGGAATTCATTACACCAAAAGCCAGTTTATCACCAGGAGCGTAGAGCAATTGTCCAACATCGGCTGGGGTGAGACCTCTGCCAACCACATTGATAATAGGTTTTGGAATATCTGGAGTTCCTATCAACACATCCAAACTCTTGGCGGCTCGTCTCTGCAAGGCGTAGAGTTTGGCATCGGTAGCCCAATGAGCATTCCAGATTTTACTGAGTTCCTCACGCCACGTTGGAGTACCTGGTCTAACCTTCTTACCTGCAATCAATT